CAACAAAGACATCTTTCGGAACATCTTTAAGGTCTTCGGTTTCAATTAATCTTTTTTCTTATAAGATAATGCCGAGGCTCCGCTCATCACCAGTACAGTATTCAGAGGTTTCTACCAAGATAAAGCGGAAAAACCCAGCTAAAATAAAAGGATCAACTGCAAAGATTCAGAGTAATAAAACTATGGCGAGGTTTGTTACTCAAAAGGCAGCTCAGCTACACTTATCTATTATCGGTCCAGGAGGAAAGGGAATCCCTACCGTTACGCCTATTAGGAATCCTACGGGGCGTAGAACCACATCCCTATCTATGAGGTATAAGGTAATAATGAGACGAAGAAGGACTAAATAACAGGATGCAACAACTAGAGATAAAAAAACGGGAAGAATCAAAGAGAAGACTAATAGACATTAATAAGCATGGTATTAGAAGAGAAGTAAACCTAGATTCAAAAGAGAATAACAGTAATTATAATAAGAGATTTAAGAAGAAGAAGACATATGCTCCAATTACGTAATCTATATGGCTCCAATTACTCATTAGAGAAGGATATAGGCTATAATTTTAGTATATGTATAGGAAGCGCCAGGAATGTGTGCTTCGTAAAGAAAATCTCAGCATATGGACATATAAGCGTCTCAATATATGAGACAAAGGGAGAATAACATGGGATATAGCACATTTACAGAAGATCAAATTACAGAATTTATAGAAATGGCCCAGGAAATGGGAATAGGGCCTTCAATGAGAGCTTTGGGATATCCAAAGTCCTATCATACGGCCAGAAAATGGCATGAACAAAGGCATGTAGCCATGCCTACATCCAACACATTGGCCCAAATGAGTAAGCAATTGGACATATTTTACGGGGATAAAGAGAAAGTATTGGCGGCACAGGCAGTAATAGATAGAACAGTAGAAGCATTATATCAAGATGACCTAACATCAGATGATATCAATAAGCTATCAAATGCCCTTGATTTGGCCATTATGGATATACTCAATGAGGCCAAGATGAGATCATCATCTATTAAGGAATCATTGAGAGTTGTACAGAATTGATCGATATGTCTATGTATATACATAAGGATCATATCTGTCTATCTCTCTACATGAGATCATATGTTACTCATGGGTAACATACATAGCATGTCCTATATGTACCATATGTCCTTATCTCATTATATGAGATGGACCACCCGAATATGTTTTGTTTATTTATTTATTAATTTCGCTACTGAATATAAATTTGGACAGTAACTATGAATAGTATATCAAAATACATTGACGACATTGATCCCAAATTATTTGGAATTTCAGAAGGCCGTATTGAATTAACTAAATATGACCCAATGTTATTTGCACTTATCTACTTCCCGCATCATTTGAAGAATTCTAATGGGGAACTTACTCTATCTGAATTTCATTGGGATTTAGCTGAATATGGTAAGAATTGGATCAATAAGCCAACAGCTCCAAAAGAACATAGAGATGCATTTATATCTCCTAGAGAATGTGGAAAGAGCACTTGGATATTTCTGATCCTTCCTATGTGGGCCGCCGCCCATAATCATATTAAATTTGTTGCTGCATTCTCAGATGCTGCTAGTCAGGCTGAAACACACCTACTAACCTTTAAGAATGAATTGGAGACCAATGAATATCTTAATGCTGACTATCCTGAACTATGTACTCCTAAAATTGTTAAAAGCACTGGGCGTTCTCTTGCGTCTAATTCCTGGCGTATTGTTCAAAGTAATGATTTTATATTTGACGCTAACGGTGTTGACACTAACTCTCTGGGTAAAAAGGTCTTTGGCCAACGCCCAGACCTAATCATTCTAGATGATATTGAGAAGGGTGAGAAGAACTACTCTGAATATCAGGCTGGAAGACAGATGAATACAGTATTTGATGACATTGCTCCAATGAATATCTATGCCCGTATGGTTATTATAGGTACCACCACTATGCCTAACTCTATGATGGATATGATGAGGAAGCACTCTGATGGAGATACTGGACAAGAGCTTAAGTGGATTACAGACCAGAACATTGATGTACACTACTATCCAGCCATATTAACCAATGATGATGGCTCAGAACGCTCCCTATGGCCTGAGAAGTGGTCTCTAGAGTGGTTACAGAGCCAACGGCACCTAAGAGACTTCGCTAAGAACTACATGAATAGACCTGTTAACACAGATGGAAACTTCTGGACATATGAGGATGTTATCATTGAGGAATCAGAGGCATATGGCAATACCATCATCTCTATTGATCCCGCCGTTACTAAGAATAAGATTTCTGATTATACGGGTATAGCCGTACTAAGCAGAGGAGATGGGGAGAATATCTATGTTAGAGAAGCTTTCCAACTTAAGGTATCCCCGTCTGATTTGAAAGATAGGGTTGCAGCGCTATGTGAGATATATGACCCAGGTGTTCTCTATGTTGAGACAAACCAGGGTGGTGATCTATGGAAAGACGTATTCAAGGATATTCCTGTAAAATATAGATCTATCAGACAATCAATTTCTAAGCCAATACGTGCTGGAAAAGCTTTAAACTATTACCAACAAGGCAAAGTAAGGCACACCGCCCACTTTCCAACTCTAGAAGAGCAAATGTATTCCTTTCCAAAGGTATCACATGATGACGTACTAGATGCAGTGGTCTCTGGAGTACTTTACTTCCTAGACAATAAACGAGGCAAGGTAGTTGTTCGACAACTAAGTTACTTAAGGAGTTAATATGGAAACAAGCACAAGAGATATCAAGATCGCTTTAGATCAGATTATGATGAAGCGTGATGGGTATGAGAAAGCAGAAAGTTATTACGAAGGGGTAGAAGGAGAAGTCTTTGCTAGCCCAAGATGGCATAAGATATTCAAGTATCAGGGAAGTAAATTTAAATTTAACTTCAGCAAGACGGTAATTGACTCTGTACTTAATAGATTATCCATTAATCAGATTTTGACGGGTGATGAAAAAGCATCAGAATTCATTAATACCATATGGGATCAGACAGATATCCAGCTAGATATCAATGAAATCCATAGAAATGCCCTTGTATATGGTGATTCATATGGAATCGTATGGCCAGATGCAGATGGTGTATTGGCCATTGATTACAACTCACCAATGACAACATGCGTTGTGTATAGCCAAGAAAATCCCCGTAAAAAGGAATTTGCAGCTAAATTATGGCAAGTTACTACAGATAATCAGAAGACATTGAATCTGAATCTATATTATCCTGACCGTATTGAAAAATATTCTGGTCATGGAGACATTGATACAATTTCTCAGAACATGAATATTGGCTTATCTTCAACAATAGATAATCCATGGGGAGAGATTCCTGTATTCCACTTTAGAACACATAAGCCATTTGGAAGACCTGAACATGCAGATGCATTTGGTCCACAAGACGCTATAAATAAGCTTATTACGACACATATGCTAACTGTTGACTACCAAGGTGCACCACAACGTTATGCTTTATCTAATGGTGGCAACACATCTGAAGTAGAAGACTTCTCAGAGGATGACACAGCACGAGAGAACATCTCATCGCTTGCTAACGGTCCAGGAGAACTCTGGTATCTATCAGGAGTTAACTCTGTTGGACAATTCCCAGCAGCTGACCCATCAATCTTCACAGCTCCAATCGGAGAATATGTTGTAGCGATGGCATCAATCACAAACACACCACTACATTACTTTGCTAGAGGAGCAACCCTTCCGTCAGGACAGGCTTTGCGTGTAGCAGAGGCACCACTATTTAAGAAGGTCCTTCATCGCCAACTAGCATTTGGTAGCACATGGAGAGACCTATTTAAGTTCATGCTTAAGGTTGAAAAGATTCCTACAGAGGTAGAAATCAAATGGGAGAATGCTGAATCAGTAGACTCTCTAGATAATTGGGACATCGCAGTTCGCAAGAAGTCAGTTGGAGTAGGATTATTCCAGATTCTTCTTGAGGCAGGCTATGATCCAGAAATTGCACAGATAATTGTTGATGAATCAGATGGGTCTAACCCTGCGTTAGCTGCACCTACATCACAAGTAGTAAATGCAAATAATATGGCTTTACAGCAAGAAGAAGAAGAACGAGCAAATAACCTTGCACCCGCGCAAGGGGAAATTAACTAATAAGGAGCATCATGGAAGAAAATGAAGTTGTAGATGGTACGTCTACAGAAATCAAAGACCCTACTGCAGTTTTGGCTGCCCTAGAACGTGCTAAAGGCGATGCAAAGAGGTTCAGGCTGGAAAAAGAAGGGGCAGAATTAGAAACAGTCTCCTCAAAAGAGAAAGCATTACTATATCAACATCAACTTAAGCAAGATAGAATCATTCGCCAATTAAAAGAGGCTGGTGTTCAAAATGCCGATAAGTTGCTCAAATACATCAAAATGTCAGAAATTCAGCTAACAGATGACTTCGAAATTGAGGGTTTAGACCTGCAAATGGAAGCTCTTCAAGCCGATTTCCCAGAACTATTTGATCCTAAGAGAATTGTTGGCGGTAAAGCAGATAGCGGAGTATCATCAAGTGTTGATATGCCATTGTCTGCATCAGAACAGCAAGCTAGGTATATTTTAAACAAGTAATACTGTATAATAGAATCATGCAAGTTCCTTACTGGACAGTCGGGCTTGCGACCTAATAGATATTAGACGATTCTATTAATTCCAAGCAAGACAAATCTAATAATAAGATAAGGATATAAAACTATGGCAAGAATTGATTTAACAGTTGCTAATGGTTATATCGTTGAAGAGCACAGCTCAACCGTTGTACAGGCAGCACTGCAGAACTCTGCAGTTGAATCCCGTGCACGTAAAGAGCCAATGTCTACATCCACAAAGCGTGTTCCACGTTTCGTAGGAGATGACCCATCAGTTTATGCTGAAGGTGCTACAATCGGTGAATCAGACGTAACAATCGACGACATAATTCTAGAAGCTCGCAAGTGGGCCAAGATTATGCACATTTCTGAGGAAGATATGAACGACTCGTTCCTAGATATTCTCAACACATACAAGACCAGCTGGGCAACTAACTGGGCAAGAAAATTTGACAACGCATGCCTTGGCGTGACCGTTGCAGAAGATGGATCTGACACAGCTCCATACTCATCTGTTTATCGTGAAGTTTCAGGATACGATAGCGGATCACAGCTATTCGAAACAGATGGCGAAGTAACATTTGCACAACTTAATGATTTGCTTTCAGTAATTGAAGCAGGAGATTATTTTGATTCAGCAAAGACTGTATTCATCACTCACCCAACGTTCGTAAGTTCATTACGTGGGCTTGTTGATGGCAATCAGCGCCCGATCCTACAAGATCCACTAGGTACAGCACCAGCAACACTATTTGGTTATCCATTAGTTAAGTCTCTTGGTGCAAAGACAGCCACTGCAGCTTCATCAGCTCCAGGAGGAAACGCGCTTCTTATCGTAGGCAACACTGACCTTATGGTCAATGGTGTTCGTGCTGGTATTGAATCAATGGTTTCCAAAGATGCAAAATTCGACACAGATGGTGTTCTACTCAAGGTACGTGCTCGCAGAGCATTCGTAGTTGCAAAGCCAGAAGCTTTCGCAATTCTTGAGAAGACATCGGAATAAGGGGGGAATAGATAATGCCAAGTAAATTATACGGATCCTTTCTAGTAAAGGCCCTAAATAAAGAAATCGATTGGGATACTGACACTATTAAAGTGGCCCTCCTAACATCTTCATATACACCAGACCAAGACGCTCATGATTATTTCAATGACGTTTCAAGTGCTGAGGTATCAGGCACTGGCTACACAGCTGGTGGCGCAACCCTGGCTTCAAAATCAATCTCATACGACAATGCAACAAATGTAATCATGCTTGATGCAGCAGACACCTCATGGTCGTCTTCTACAATCACAGCACGTTATGCCGTTGTTTATGATTCAACAGGTACAGCCTCAACATCCGCTCTCATCGGATATGTTGACTTTTCTTCGGATCAGTCTTCAACAAGCGGTACATTTACAATTACATGGGATAGTACGGGCATCGCTCGTATTACTATAGCTTAATCGCTATGGATGTAAGGGTAGAAGCGGGACCATCTTCAGCACATGCTGTACTGATGGAGTCAAGAACGATTAATGCAATCCTTTCTGACGTAACTATAAACGCACCAGTCGTTTCTCGCTTCACCCTTGCTCCAGTAATTTCTATAGCAGGACATAGCATTTCATCAATCAATCCAGAAATATTTGAAATGAGGATAAAGGCTACTGCGTAAGCGGTAGTCTTTTTTTATTATGGCTTACGGAAAAGCATATGATAATTGGGTAGCAACAAC